ATCTCACCAATACCTTGAGGTACAAATGATAAATCATTTTCTTGTGTAAACACACCAGGACTTATAATTTTTTCAGCCATTTAGCTATCTCCCAAAAATAGATTAGAATTAATTTTGTTATTATTACTCAGTATATAAATATATTTGAGATTTCCCAAACGTCTGGTTATTGAGGGATAAATACTCCAGATTCAGGATCTAGGGTACCATTGCCATATTTAGCTGTTAGCTTTTCTATGACCGAGGTTTCATTGGTTCTCAAGGATTTAAGGTCTTCGATTAATTTTTGGTTTTCAATTTCGAGATTTTGTAATTCCATTTGAATTTCACCAAACTTGAATGTTAACTGGTTGAATGATTCTTTTATTGCAGAGACTTCTTTAAGTTCTTCCGGAGTAAACTTGATTTCTTTTGACATTATTAACCTTTATTATTTTTTTGGTAAATCGTTTATATCTATAACTAATTCGCTACCTACATTTACCATTGCAGGAGAGAATGTTTTTGGATTGAAATTACTCATGGCTTTTTGGATGTTATTCGGTATAACATAACCATTCATTTCAATATTAAATGTAGCTTTTGAGGCCCGGTCATCTCCAACTTCAGCTGTTAAGTCTGTAGTGAACGAGTCGATCTTCGCTAGAAATTTGAATTGGTCATTACCCCAATACTGATTAGATGCGTAATTAATATCTTCAACTATACTATTCAATTGAGCTATATAATCGGTCCATATAACACACTCATAAGATACTTTTATATAATCAGGTACAACCACATTAGTATATTCTACTATAGGTTTTCGATTATTCAGAACTGAGAAGTTGTCATACGTATTCTTTTTTGAGTATGCAATCTGGAATGACTGCACTAATGGATTCTTAACATCTACCTTATTACCAATTAAATTTCTCTCTAGAGAAGTTCTTTTATAAGTTATTGCTGGTAGCTGTAGTTTACCACTTGAATCCCTAAGAAATCCAGATTTCTGCATTGTATTCCATTTTTCGGGGGATGCATAGACGACTGGTACCTGTATGATTCCATCTTCAGACTTTACTGTTGGTTGGATGACATTGTCAAAATAGTATTTTATAACAGCATCCATTTCATATAGACCAACAGATACCTGTTTTTTGGTATTTGCTAGATTTACTTGCTCTGCTCTATTTACTTTCTTTGACACTATATATTCCTAAGTTTTTTATTAAATGAAGTTCTTATCGGTTCTATATTTAATTTACTTTTTCTCGTTTGATGAGCCTTAGCTATTACTGAAAAGTTCGATCCGTGATCTGGAGAATCTAATGAACTCTCTGGGTTCTTGCCCATAAAATATTGGTTCTCAATTATAGAATCAATCTCCCAGTATGCACCATTATAATTGATGATGTCACCAGACTCTATTACTAATTTAGCAACGGTTTCTAAATCATATCTCAGGAAACTAAATGTAGCACCTTGAGTAATGTCTAGAGATAATTCGGTATCAACATACTCCTGATCTTCCAGTTCTACTAGGCATGACACTCTTACAGCAGGTAGATATATCTTACCCATAGATTCGCCATATAAGCTATCTATAGTGTCTGCTACAGATGTTTTATATATATCCACAGATATACTGACAACATTATTAATCAATTCTCGATTAATATTATTGAACAGAGCTACATCTTTTTTAGAACCAAATAATGACATAATCAGCCTGTATAAACATTTAGGGGTATATTATTTATAGTTTCTCTTAAGAATTCAGACTCATCTTTTTTGGCTTCAAGAATATTTCTTCTAGAAGATGCTTCTAAATCCTCTCGTAATTGAGATATAAGATTTTCTTTTTCTACTGAAGCTTCATTTCTAAGAGTATCACCATCTAAGTTTACCTCTGCACCAGGTACAGGTACTGAAGAGTATTTAGATCTTATACTACCTAA